TAAACCTTGCTTTAAATTCATTTGAATCAGGATTTAAAATATCAATTTCTGTACCACTAATTCTTAAATTACCAGTACCACTATCTTTTATAAAAGAATTACTACCATCGTGATAGATAGATAAATCTTGTGAAGCACCAAACTGAAGTCTATCATCAGTTGTACCACTACTATCACCAAACTGTATTAGATTACCATTAGTGTCTAATGTGCCACCAAGCTGCGGACTTGTATCTTCTACAACTTCATTAGTTGCAGCAACTGTAGTATCTACATAAGCTTTAATAGATTGTTGAGAAGCAATACCTGTAGCACTGTTTGATGCCATGTTGTCTTCATCAAGAAAAGCTTTACCGTCAAGTATGTTTAATTCTGCTGCAGTGCTAGTAACACCATCAAGGATGTTTAACTCTGCTGTAGTTGATGTTACTCCATCTAAAATATTAAGTTCTGCAGCAGTTGAAGTTATTGCAGTACCGTTAAAGTTTATAGCATCTAAATACGCAACACCGTCTATATATAAGTCTTTCCATTCTTGTGAAGAACTACCAAGGTCATAAGTATTGTCATCATCTGGAATAATGTTAGAATCTACATCAGCTCCAAAGACTACATTATCAGTAGCAGCATCACCCATAGTAATAGTACCACCATTAAAGGTAGTTGTTCCTGTTACTGTTAAGTTACCACCTACAGCTACGTTGCCTGTAGTAGTTAATGAATCAGTATAAGTATCTTTAAAACGTAATGAAGTTGTTCCTAAATCTATATCACTATCAGTAACTGGAAGTAAAGCACCATCTTGTAATCTTATTTGTTCTACTGCAGAAGAAGATACTTCAACATAAAAGCCCCATCTATTATTAGTACTGTCTATAACTATTTTATTTAAAAAGTCTAAATCACCAATAGTATGAATGTTACCACCTTGTCCAGCAGTACCATCGTGTCTGTGTCCAGTAGATGTAGCACTACTAGAAGAATATGCAAAAGCATTTACTAATTGATTAAATTCATTATTAAATAATGCTGCTGTTATAGTATCGCCATCTGCGAAAGAACTTTGTCTTGTATACGTCTGTGCCATTTATTATCTCCTACCCGAAGGTATATAATCTACATAAAAACCATTAATTGTGTATGGTGGTTTTGTATCTTCACTTATTATTGTAAAATTATTACTTGAGCCACTACCTTGTAATGCTACTCTTATTAGTGGATTATCACCACCACCAAATACATTAGTATTAAATATCGCATCACCAAACTTTGATGGAGGATTAATAATTCCTAAATCAAATAAGTCAGCTGGTTGTGGTATAGTAGTATCACCATAATCAAATCTAACTTGTATATTTGGCTCAACAATACCTTCTGCTGCTGCTGAAATACTAAGGTAATGTAAAGTTTTTAAAGTTCCTAAATCACCATAATCATAGTTAGGTGTTTCATATCTTGCTAAGATTGTTGAACCGTCAAAATCACTACCAGTATCATGTTCATAAACATAACCATTAGTATCACCGTGATATATTTTTTCTATACCATTATTATCAAAACCTGAACCAATAGCTGTAACTTCTAAACCTCTAGTTTCAGACCACTCAAAACCATTTTGTCTTAGCGTACCTATGATTCCTCGTTGAACTGAATTAGAAGCTGAAGTATTTGTATAGAATAATCTATACTGTGATTTTTCTCTAAGTACAATACTGCTAATTGTATAAAGATTTATTTCGTTTGCTAAATCAGTTAAAGTTGGTTGTATAGCTTGACTAATAGTTCCTAACTCTACATCACCAATTCTTGCTGTACCAGCTACTGTTCTTAATCCATCTGGTGCTAAAAATATTAAGTCACCACCAATCTCTTGAATACTATAACCACTTAAACAACCTACATTTTTAGTTATTGGTACTACTGCTATAGTACTTGAATTATTTATGTTTTGCAATTTAAATATTGAGTTCTCACAAAATATAATTAACTCGTTACGAAAACTTTTAATACCTTGTACTTGGTCTTCAATAACAATACTACCTGAACCTGTTCCAGAAAAATCTGTTGGGTCTAAAGTTTTACTATAAAATATAGTATTTAAATTATCTTCAACTCCAGAAGCAATTAAATGTTTATCATGCACAGTAACATATTTAACATGTTTAGTTCCAGTAACTGTTATTTCACCACTAAAAAAAGTTCTAGTGTTTATATTAGCACCTGTACCTTCCATTCTAAAATGATAAGGTTCGTTTGCTCCATCAGCTATAACTAGTGTACCATAGTCAGAAGTAGCTGATTCAAATAAAGCAAAACTTATTTGCCCTTGACCAGTTCTAGCTAAAACACTACGACCTGTAAAAGTACTATAATTATCACCACTACTATGAACTGAACTTCTATTTATTTGTAAATAAGTTATTCCATCTTGAGTAAAATAAATATTAGTTCCAGCACAAACTACAAGACCATCAGCGTAAGGAATAACTCCTAAAATATCTGTAGTGCTACTAGTTGGTTGAGTTGCATTAGTAGTACCAAACTTTTGATAACCATTAATTCTTCTGTAACCACCTTTAATAGAAACTTCAAAGTTTCTTAAGTCTGTAGCAACTCCCGGAGTTCTTAACAGGTCTATAGCGTTTGCAGAGTTTACTAAACCTCCTGCACAAGCTACGGTATATGGTTGACTTCTAGCCATTAATTTATTCTTCTAGTGTTGTTATTTTAGTTTTTAATTCTGCTTCTGTTGTCATAGCATCTACATCATTAGTAATATCTCTTAGTCTTTGTTTTTCAGTTACTATATCAGCAGTATCAGCAGAAGTTTCTAAAGCTCTTTGAAATAAAACATCTTGTGCTTCAAGTAAAGGTTTTCTATCTGCTCTTAATTTTGTTTTTACTATTGCTTTTGCTTTTGTTATATTAGTTACTATTCCCATGTCCATGCCTCCCTAAAAGTTCTATCGGTTGGTATTTCTGATTTATCTACAATATGATAAGTTAATCCTGTAGGTACATCTTTTGCTGCTATTTCTTCTATAGTTAAACCACAATCAGCTGGTATTATAATGCCTATTGTGTTATCTTCATTTATAAATATTATTCTTTTATCCATAATTATTACCTTATTACTGCTACTGACGTTATACTACCCTCTGTAACAAATCCATTAGAATTTGCTCCACCAGTAGTTGCAACTACTACACGAATACTACCAGTAGCTTGAGCTCCTGATGCAGATGAAACAGAAAGACTTATAGCCGGATGACTACTTGCTGATATTCCTGAACCTACTACACAATAGTTAGTATCTGGTAAAGCAGTAGCAAAATTTATAGTATAATCACCTGTACCATTATCAGTAATACTACTAACATTACCTTGGTCTCTAATAGCTACTGTTCCTGTACCATTAAAATTTACCCAAGCTCTAACACCATAGCCAATAACAGAAGAACCATAACCAGAATTAAATTTTAAATCTCCAGTAACATCTACTCCACTTGAAGTAGTTGCTAGTTTTGCTGAGTTGTCGTAATAAAGTGACACTGCACCATTGTCTGACATGACAATAAAGTTTTCATCATGCGTTCCATTTTGCAGGGCAAAAGTATCTGCACCAATATATAAACCACCTGTTCCTGTATGTGTAATTTTTGAGTTATTGCTATCGTGATGAATTTCTAAATCTGCACTATCTCCAAAAGTAGCTTTGACACTATCAACGTGCTTAGTGTTTTTATCAAATTGAGTTAAAGCTGCACTTCCATCTAATGTTATATAAGAAGCAATTCCACCTGAACCATCATCACATCTTAATTTAATATCTTTATCATCTGCGAATTGGTTTATATATAAATCACCAGTATTGTTAGTTATAAAACTATCAGTAGAATTATGTGCTATTCTTAAATCTTGACTACTACCAAATTTTACTTCACCATTATCGTTAAGTTTTACATCGTGATTAAAAGTAGCAGCACCTGCATCAGACATGTCTAGGGTAAGAGCTGTTATTGTTGAACCTCCATCGTTGCCTTTAAATATAATGTCATAGTTTTCTCTAGAACTAGACATAGTAAAATTATCATCCCCCATACTTAATTTTCCAATAGTTGCAGAAGGAGAACCTGAAGAACCTTTGAATCTTACATCTCCACCTGCAGCATCAAGAGTAATATCTGCTGCTGTATCTACAGTAAAATCACCTGACCCACTTTCAGTTAAATTTGTTGCATTACTGCCATCACCTGTAATTGATAAAGCACCTCCCGTAATTGCCAACGTATCATCTATAATTACAGCACCATTAAAATAAGCATTGTTTTGGTTGTAGAAACCATAAGAAGCATGTACACCACTTACACCTACACCTAATTTAGTTTGAGCTACAACACTTCCAGTTACATTTGCAGTATGTGAAAAATCAAACTCATCATTACTTGCATCCCAAAGAATAGTTGCATCTGTACTTGCATCAACTGCATCTTGAATAGTAATACCTGCACCATCGGCAGAACCTGAAGTATCACCTGACCCAGCATTTAAAGTTATGTTTTTATCTTCTACATCTAGGGTAGCTGTGTTTAGAGTTACTGTAGTACCTTGTACAGTTAAGTCACCTTGAACAACAACACCATTATTAAAGGTAGCTGTACCAGCTTCTGACATATCAAGAGTAAGGGCAGTTATAACAGAGCCACCATCATTGCCTCTAAATTTAATATCATCATCTGAAACTACAGCATCTATATGTATAGCACCAGTAGCATCGCCAAAGTTTGCAAACTGTGTACCACCATTGCTTAATTTAATATCCCCACCATCAGCATCTAGTGTTATATCACCACCTACATCTAGAGTAAGGTTTCCTGCATTAATTATATTATTACCAGAACCTATAGTTATTTGTCCAGTTAAACTTACATTTTCACTAGAATCAATAGTTATTGCAGTAGCATTACTATTATCTACAATTCCCGGTGTACTTGAGAGTTCTACAGGTATCTTAGTTGTCATTTATATCTCCCTTAAAAATATGTTCTGTCATCGGTCATGTAACTAGGTGTAGGATTTAATAATACACTCTTCATTTGTCTCATGCCTTTTTTATAATCATCCATTGCAAAAGCTGCTTGTTGTGGACTTTCTTTAAATTGCCAGACGTAATATCTTACTCTAGCTAAAATTACATTTTTATACTGGTCTGGTAAAACTATTTCATCACTATAAGCTGACAAAGCAGTTGGTCTAGCAAAAGCATAAAAATGTATATTATAAACTTTATCAGGTATTGGACTTAACCCAAATTTTCTATTGTCTGGTGATTTAATAACATATGTTGGTTCACCATAACTTTGTGAATCTGCATCATCATTATTTTCTGAATCTCTATAGTATCTAGTCCAATCAGCTAAACTTAAAAAGTTTAAACCTTTAGATACAAAAGGTGCTGTTTCACCACTAACATTAACTGTAGTTAAAAAGAAATCATCCCAATCTACAGTTGCAAAATCAGTAGTTATACTAGAACTACCAGATTTTAAAGTATACCATCTTTGTCCAGCTACTGAAGCTACAGTTGTATTTCCATAGAAAGGGTCTGTTGCTCCACTTAATCCTGCTGAAAAGAATGGTAACTCAGGTTCTTCATTAGCAATATCAAAAATAGCTTTGTTAACTGAATCTTTTACAAACTGTTGAAAACCTATAGCAGTTGCAAAGTTTGATGCAGTTAAAGGAATTTCATTTAATTCTCTTAATATTTCATTTGATAAATCTAAATATGTTGTTGCCATTATGCTTTATGTTGTTTTTGTATTGCAAAATTTGCAGTTTGTGAAGCACCTTTATGTTTAACAAACTTTCCAGAGTGCTTCATTAATTTATATTCTTTACCATCTTTCATCCAATGGTAGCCTTTAGGTGCTTTAACTTTCATCTTAACAAGGTTTAGCTGTAGGCATTACTTCTCCACCATGTCCATACATAGTTCTGCCACCACCTTTCATTTTCTTTTTAGCCATACCACCGTACATCATTTTTTTCTTTTTATCTTTTTCGTACATCATTTTATTATCTTTTAATCTTTATATAAAAAAAGGAGAGGTCCGAAGACCTCCCCAAATTTAGTATTAGTCAATACCATAGAATGCAGAAACTAAAGCATCGTCTCTTAAGACGTTTGCTCCGTATACATGCAATCCACGAACTATGTCACCAAACGAACTTGGGTCTCTCAACACTTCTGTTGAAAGAATAGTTTGTGCAGTAGCTGTAGATGACATATGTCCAGCCAAACATTTACCAGCAGCATTAGATACTGCAGCAATGTTGTTTGATTTGTACATATCAAATCCACGAAGTTTACCACTTGATACTAAACCATTTCTGATTGAGCCTTGACCTGCGTTGAAGTCTACAGACAACAATTTAGAAGATGATTGACCTAGTACTTCATAGAAGTCAGGACTAGCAACAAACCATCTGCCTTCTTCAGGTACGTTTGCTTCATCTAATAGTCTAGCCATTCTAGCCATTAAGTCTAGAGGGTCAGTTTCAGACCCACCACTTCCGATGTCAGCAGCACCAGAGCCATCAAAGACTCCTGCACCTAAATCAGTTGCACTATCAGCACCTAATACATGGTCAGGTGAAGATGATGAAACTCCAGCAAACATCTCAGCTATAACAGCAGCATCGTATGCATCTTTAAGAGCATAAGCAGCTGATGAAGTAGCAACTTCTTTAAAGTTAACGTGAGACATATTAGTTTCAATATCATCAACGATGAATTTGAAAGCATTAGCTTGGTCAACTACCAAAGAAAGTTCTTGGTCAGTTAGCATTGTTTGTGTTGTGTCAGAACTTCTAGTATACGCTGATACAGAAATTACTGGCTCCTTAATAATCTTTACAGAGTCTCCATATGCTGATATTTCTCCAGCATAGTCAGTGTTAGTAATAGCTTCGACTACCGATGATTTTCTGAAAAAGTTTAAAACCTTTTTAGAATAAATTGAAGGTAGGAAAAAACTATTAGTTTGTCCAGCGACAGAGTTTGCAAAGTTACCATTAGTATCCGTTGAGGGTTCAAAAAATTGAGCCATTGGATATTCTCCTTTGTTTTATAGTTTATTTAATGATTCTGCCTTGTTGCATAGCATCACTGATTTCACTTTCGTACTTATCAAATTCAGCCATACTCATTGCAGCAATCTCCTTTTCAGACCATATTTTCTCTTGCGTTGGTTCAACACTTGTTGTTTTAGTTGAAACCATATCCGCAGCAGAACTAGTCTTTTTAGAAGATGACTTTTTCTTTTTCGGAGTATCTAAGCCTATATCCTTTTTAAACAAATCTATAGCTCTACTAGCTAAGTCGGCATTGTCAGCATTCTTATATATCCAATCTTGGATAGCTTCAGGTTGCTCTTTTGCCCATGAATGAAAGTCATCACTGTTTCTGATATCATCAAAGTCAGGATGGTTTTCCATTAACCTTTTTTCTGATTCTTGTTGAACTATTTGTTGTTCTCTTTCTTGGAGTTTACTAAGACGTTCTTCTAGAACTTTTGCCTTAGATTCACTTTGTAGATGTGCAACAGTTTCAACAACTTCATAAACATCAGGATATGAGTTTTTAAATTCTTCAAGTTCTTCTTCGGTTTTAGGAGCTTTATATTCAGTTCTATTTTTAGTAGCTTCATCTAATAGCTCTTCTTCCCTAGACTTAAATTCATTAAGTTTACTATCATAATGTCTTTTTAAATCATCGTAACGCTTTTTGTAATCAGGTTTTTTATAAGGAGTATCACTTTGTTCTACTACTTTTTCCTGTTTAACCATTTCAATTTCGTCACTTTCGTCAACTTCATTTGATGGCTGTTCAAAAAACATCTCATTACTAGATTTAAAAGGTTTATCTTCACCAGTATGCCAAGCTTTTTTTTGGTTATAAGGATTTGCTTGTTCCTCTTTTAAGACTTCTTCAGTCATTTTCTATCCTCCTAATTGG